CTACAAAACTGTTCTCTGATGATTGTGATAAACTTATAGCATCTGGTAAATGTTATGATGACATCTTTTATTGTACAAAAAATACATTTCAGTATATAATGTCTTTATACGTTGGTAAAAAGATCAATATAGAAACTGTAAGAATACTTGATGACCATTTGCAGTTTATGAAACGTATACCTGAAGATAGCGCTATGGCTACTATGTTTTCAGATAGGATCTTAATGATTAATAAGTCAAAAGGTTTTATTAAATATAATAAAGAACGTGTAACACCAATTATAGATAATCTGTTAGAGGAAATATTGGGTAATACAAATGGGCAACACATACAAGAAGCAATCTAGAAAATTTGATGATGAGCAGTACTCTGGAAGATCAGGAAAACAAGCTAATCATGCTAACAATCACAAATTTGGTGGATTACAAATCCTAAATGTTTGGGTCGATGAAGCACAATATTTAGAATTATCTGAAGATGACGTAGATTCAGATATAAATAAAGAGTGAGCAGTACATATATTATCATACTACGCAATTATACAACGCTTATACTAAGGAAAATACGATATGGATATCAAAGCACTTCGCGCAATGCGCAACACAGACTTTTCGAAAATCTCTAATGAGTTTGAGAAAACAGTCAACCCTCCTTCAGCTCAATCTTATGAAGATAACCGTTTCTGGAAACCAGAACGTGACAAAGCTGGCAATGCAACTGCAACAATCCGTTTCTTACCACGTACTGAAGGTGATGAATTACCATGGGTTAAAATCTTCTCACATGGCTTTCAAGGTCCTACAGGCAAATGGTATATTGAAAACTCATTAACAACTCTCAATGAAGCTGATCCAGTTGGTGAATTGAATAGTAAGTTATGGGCTACATCAACAGATGATAACTCACCAGGTCGTAAACAAGCCCGTGTTCAAAAACGTCGTTTGAATTACACATCTAATATCTTGGTGATTGATGATCCTAAGCACCCAGAAAATAATGGTCAAGTTAAATTGTTCCGTTATGGTAAGAAAATCTTTGACAAGATTATGGACAAAGCACGTCCTACTTTTGATGATGAAACACCAGTTAATGTATTTGATTATTGGGAAGGTGCAAACTTCAAACTTCGCATGAAGACAGTAGATGGTTATCCTAACTACGATACTTCTGCTTTTTCTGAAGTTCAAGCTTTATCTGATGATGAAGATAAGATCCTTAGTGTAGCTAATGCACAGTACAAATTATCTGAGTTTTTGGATAAGAAAAACTTCAAGACTTATGCTGAATTAAAAGCTAAGTTGGAAAGTGTATTGAGTTCTGAGTATGTAGGTATGTCTGCTGAAGAGATCTCTGAACAAGAAGATCGTCCTGTAGCAGCAGCCCCACAACCAGCAGCTAAGGCAGCTCCTGCTCCTGCAGCAAAAGCAGCTCCAATTCCGGAAATTAACGAGGATGAAGATGATGTAATGTCATACTTCCAATCAATTGCTGATGCTGATTAATTAGAGTAGATAGAACAAAGGGACCGAAAGGTCCCTTTTTGTTATACAAATCTTGACTTATAGAATTGATTGACCGTGGTTTCAGCATTTCTAATTGCTGTTTTAAAGAAACCTTGTTGATTCGTTTTATTAATAGTTGTAGGAGCACTAACAACAACTGGAGAACTAGCAGGTGCGGCTGGCTTATTAGCTGCTGCAGCATTTTGTGCTGATTGTCCGTATACTCCATTAGCCTTTGAAGCAGGAGGTGTTACTTGACCTGGAGTTACTTGTTTCTTAGCAAGATCATATGATTCTTGAACTAAAGGATCAGGTTTATTGCCTGAAGCTATAGCCATGTCTGTAGCAACTACTTGATCTTTATCTAATGGTTTACCTTTAATAACTGGTTTGCCGGCTACTAAGATTTGATCTTGTTTTTGTACTATAGATCCATTAGCTAATGGTGCTTTACTTGCAACTGGGGCATTACCACTAGTAGAAGGAGCAGATTCTGTTGCTGCGGGTGCAGTACCTACTGATATTTTCTTACCATCTGTTGATAAACTACCGCCAGCTTTTGCAAAGATTGCTGCTTTTAACCATGGGAAGTCATCTAATGTATCTACAATACCAGCAAGATTCTTATTATCAATTCCAGCAAAAGCTTTCATAGCTGCTGCTAATTTTTCCATACCAGTAGCAGCCTTTTCAATACCGGGGCCAGCTGCACCAATTTTTTCAAGTTGTTCTACAGGACTATCTTGTCCAATTGATAAGAAATTAGTTACTAGATTTTCTAATGCAGATACCATTGATGCTGCACCAAATACTGCCAAAGCAGCACCAATTGCTACAATACCAGCAGCTACCTTAAGCAGTTCTTCACCACTAATTGCTGCAAGTCTTTCTATACCTTCAGTGAATTCTTTCATGCCGGCACCAGCTAGCATTGCTGCAGCACCAAATGCACCAATTGCTACACTTAATGCTAATAGAGCTACAACACCGGCACCTAATAGTAATGCGCCAACACCTGTCATCATAGCAGCACCTAGAGCCATTACTGCAACAGTGAATGCACCAATTGCTACAATACCCTTAAGAATATCTCCCCATGAGACTTTAGCAAAATTTTGGAAAGCTTTAGCTATCATCCAAGTAGCTGCACCTAATGCTAACAGAGCTATAGCACCAACTGCTATTTCTCCACCAAGAGCACCAATACCAATTGCTGCTGCAGCTAAAGCACCTAGACCAACTACGCCTTTCATAATTCCGCTCCAATCTAATTTAGCGAAATTTTGGAATGCTTTTGAAGTAACCCATAATGCTGCACCTAATGCTAGCATTGCTACAATACCATCTTTAGATTTACTAATTGCCTCAGCGGCTTTAGCTAATGCAAACATAGCTACAGTGCCATAAATAATATCTCCAAATGACACTGTTGCAAATTGTTTTAATCCAATTGCCAATAGAGTTACCCCTGCACCTAATGCAAGGATTGATTTCCATGCGTCACCAGATCCAGCTACTTGTGCAGCTTTAGCTAATGCAAACATAGCTACAGTACCATAAATAATATCACCAAATGATACTTTAGAAAATAATTGTAGGCCTGCAGCTAACATAATTACACCAGCACCTAGTGCTAATATAGATTTAGATGCATCTCCTGTTCCAGCAATTTGAACAGCCTTTGCAAATATTAAAATAGATGCAGCGCCATAAACAACTTCACCAAATGATACTTTTGCAAACTGTTGTAATCCAAATCCTAATGCTAATACACCTACTCCTAAAGCAAGAATTGATTTATAAGCATCTCCGGTTCCTGCCAATTTAGCAGCTAAAGCTAAACCAGTAATAGCTACTGCACCCTTTGCGATTGAAGTCCATTCTACGGTTGCAAATTCTTGTAATGCTTTTGCAGTAATGAATAATGCCGCGGCAAATGCTAATAAATTCTTAGCAATTCCACTCATTCCAGAACCAAGCTTTTTAATACCTTTACCAATACCATCAAAAAGACCGCCGCCACCTGCTGCAGGAGCTGCTCCGCCTTCTTCTTTCTTGCCTTTAGTATTTTCTTCTATTTTAGTAAGAAGTTCTAGTTGCTGCTTTTGCACTTCAGCATTAGCAACATCTTGTTCTGTTAGATCTTCTTTTTTAGTTGCTTTAGGATTGGTAAATGAAGTACGTAGGATAGCAATTTCTTTAATAAGCTTAAGCACATTACTATTAAGACCATCGCCACTTTTATCAATCAAGCCAGCTTTAAGAACTTTAAGCATAGCATCTTCTTTTTGCTTGATAGATGCAGTGTCCTTAGCAGAAGCTTCAACAATTGTTTCTGTTTGCTGAGCAGACTTTTGCGAGTCTAGTTGTACTCTAATTTGCTCTTCAATTGCAGCAGACATCTTGAGGTTAGAATTCTCTAACCCCTTGACAAGATCATTAAAGTTTAATTTTTCTTCTTTTTTAGCCATGATGCCTTATTGTTTTTCCTGACGTTGTTTTTCTTCTTCTAAATATTGTACTAACATCGCAACATAAACTTCTCTCTCAAATGGTATCATATTTTCTAATTCGCTCAATGAATATTTATGATATTGCATTAGAGCAAAGTTCATTTTATAGAAATTATATAAGCTTTCATGTGAGAGATTAATTAAAAAAAACTGTTTAGGCCCTCAAGGATCTTATTATGTTCCTTACTACATACTGGACATTTATAAGATACCGTATGAGTTAACTTAGGAATTGTTTCAAAGAATTTCTGTACTGTTAGAAATTGCTGTGATGATAAGTTATTCAAAAAGTCTAATAGTTCTTGTTTAGTTTGGTCTTTTGCTGCAAATACTTCTGTAGAATTATAGATGTAATCAATACATTCAACCATAATAGCAAACACTTGATCAACATTATTATTATCTACAGATTCTAATTTCTTAATAACATCAATAGTTGGATATTTTAATGCAATACCAACATCATCAAATAATTCAATTTTATTTTTATGTTCTGGATTCTTTTCTACTTTAATAGTAGTCAAATCAATTCTAATTGGAGCTACTGCTTTTTCATCTGTACATGTATCACATTTTAATTGCAATTCAATAACTTCGCCAACAGATTTTGCTCTTAATTGAGTAAAAATATACTCTAAGTCAAATGTTGCTAATGAATCTACATTAACATCATCTTTAATACATGCCTTAATTACTTCTTTTAAAGAATTAACCATTACAATTGGATCTTCAGATTGCTGTGCAATCAAAAGAGCTTTTTCTTCTTTAATTAAGAATGGTCTATATTTAATAGTCTTCTCAGTTGAAGGAATAGTTAATGTATAGACTGGGGTGCTACTATTAATTGGTAATGCCATATTATTCTCCCGAATTCAGTTTTTGAATCATTTTGTTTAGTTCACTTGTACTGCCCACAAATATTGCGTTATTATTTGTAACCGTTTTAGCCGGATCTCCACCTTCTTTTGCAGTAGGAGTATCTAACTTTTGTTTCTGTTTATGTAACTCAAGTAATTGGCTATTTATGTCACTCAATTGTTTAATTAAATTGCCTACTACTTCAAATGCTCTAGGATGTTCAGAAGATTTTGCAACTTCTAACGCATGCATTAATGCTTCTTCTCCTGTTTGAAGTAACCCGTGTAAATTACTTCTAGTCTTATCGTAGTCATGTTCAATCTTTTCAGATTGCTTATCTGTTTGAGGTAATACTACCTCTCCAGTGCGCATAATGATTTCACCTTCTTTCACAGGTTCCATATCAAATACCTGTGATAAATTATTATCAATTTTCATTTTATTTTTCTTGTTCCTCTGGTGGAGTTTGGATATCCATACTTGTTATACCTAGCATTTTTTCTTGCCCTCTACTCCAAGCAGTAATACCTAACACTGCACCCATTGCCATATGGAATAATCCAGCGCCTTGTAACGTTAATGGATTCCATGGTGAAATTGGTTTAACATCAACATAAGCTTGGAATACCGCCCAAGCAACAGGAAATACCATAAAGTCACAAATACAAATTGCCATATACATCCATGCCATAGCTGGTCTCCATGTAGAAGTTAACCAACTTTCTTGTTTTATTTTTATATTATTATGTGTAATCATTTTGTTTCCTTACGTAAGTATACTTCCTAGACCAGTTGTAACACCTAAAGGTTCTGCTTCATATAAACTTGCTCTAGCATTTTCAAAAGAATTTACACTTGCCTGATAATTAGGAAAGTCTGTAAAGTAATCATTAGGGATACTCATAGGATCTAGGTTTTGATTGCTATTAGTTAATGTGGTTCCATTATTGCTACCTTCATCAGTTGTATTAGATAACCAATATTTGTAGTTCATTGAAACCTGAAGTTTCATTACTTCTTTAGATGAATAATCCATTGTAATAGGACTAATTGATTTTGGATAGCATTCGTATAATGTAACAATATAACGTTGGTTGCTAGCAGCATCAAATACATTAATACTAATGTCAGAAATATATTCTTTGTAGTAATTAAACTTTCTAGTAAATGGATCTTGGATAGATTGAATCCAAGTATCAAAGAATAGTTTAGTATGCATACCATTATCTACATAAAAATTCATTGTCACATTATCAAATAGTCTTTCATGTGGCATCTCACGAATTTCACCAAATGTTCTAGCTTGAGTAGTAGAAATACTCATTCCTGGTAGTGTTACATTGTCACAATATAATTGTACTTTTCTTAAATCACCAACATACAAGTTCTTAGATGTGATGATTAAAGGAACCCCAATATCTACTGAGAATTTTGAAGAAACCATTAGGCCTTCAGCAGCTACTGATGCTATAAAATCGTTTAATGTACTCATGAGTTTATTGTTCTCTTAGAATCTATCCATACTGCTTGTTTCTTGGCACCTACAAATGATTCAACTGGAAGTAACATTGCTGTAGCCCAATCATTTGCATCTACTTTTCTAAATGTAGACCTAACATGCTCGTCTAGGTATTGTTTAATACATGGTTCTGCTGCTTTATATTTTGATACTCCATTAATTAAATCCCATGAGTATCTTATTTTTGTGGTAGCATCCATTTTACCGTTGTTTTGAAATTGCATTAATCTGTCAAGCAAAACAACACGAAGTTGATATGGCAAATAATGCATATTTAAACCAATGAATCCACCAGGAGTTTTCTTATATGGAAACACTAATGGAAACCTATCCCAATACGGTAATGTATCTTTGTTTTTAGCATCATAGAAAAACATATATAGATTACCAGGTAAAATTGATGCTTTCATCTGATTAGGATCAGATTTCATAATCTTATTAGGCGTAATCTGTTGACGACTAATTAATAATAATTGCTGATCAAACCATGTTTTTGATTTACGCGCTGCCTTATGCAAATCATATTGATTTCTTTCAAATATATTTGCTAATTTTTCTTGTTGCGCCATAAATATTGTACTTTAATTCTTTTGTGTGTTATTATAACTATAAGGGGTGAGTTTAGTAATTCTTAGTATATTTATATACCTAATTCTCTTTCAGTGATAATCATAAACACCCATCCTCTATCTTTACAGTAATCTTCTGCTGCTTTCCACTTAGATTGATTCTTAATGAATGCCATAGATTCTGTAATGTATCGTCTTGTTTGTTTTCCTGGATATTTAGGTGGCACAGTTTGTCCTAATGGCTTTACTTCTACTAAATATGTTTTAATACTGCCATCTTTTGATTTAACTTGAAGTTTAAAGTCAACAAAATAACGATGTAGTCGATTATCAGTTCCACATCGGTATGGTATTACAGTTTCTTCTGATGAATATTTCAATACATTAACTGATGAGTCACACCATTTCATAAACTTAAGTTCCCATGAAGACCTATAAATGATATTTGTAGGGTCTCCAGCATACTTTTCTGGGAATTTAGGATTAAATTTACCTTGATGGTACTTTGCCATGGTATATAAATAAATAAGATGTATAACTATTTATTCGGGTAAAACAATGCCAGTATCCAATCCACAAGCAACTCCAAGTATTCCACCATCGGGAAAACCTACTCCTGATTCAGGAAACACTGCGTCTAAACAAACGTTTACCCCTAGGAATAAAGCTGGTGTTGGTATTGGTACAGACTTTAATAATCAATACCAAATAGAACAACACTCATATCCTTCAGATTTAATGGATCCTCAATATGGATATAATAACGTTATATTCTATATTAATGTTTCTACTGATTCCAAATTACTTAAAGATGGTAAAACTGCAACAGTTGAAGATTTAACTCCTAGAGATAGAGGATCTTTAATTGGTGCTAATCTTACAGAAGCTCAAGTGATTGCAGGTGGAGCCGCAGGTGGAGTTGGTACTGCTGGAGTTGCAGGTGGTGGAGCTGCATTAAGTACTGCTACTAGCGGTAAATCTAGTATAGGCGGAGTAATTGGATCTGGTGTAAAAACTGCAGCTACTGGTGCAGCATTAGCAGCAGGTGCTTCTACTGTAACTGCTGAAGCTACAGGCACTCAAACTTCTAATTTCTCTAGACAACAAAAGCGTTTAGCTGTTGCAATTGCATTACATATACCTAATCAATTAAGTATTAGATATGGTATGAATTGGGGTGAAGAAGATACTAACACCTTCATGATGGGTGCTGCTATGGGTGAACAACTTGGTAAAGCACTTAACGGTGCCAATAATAGTGATCAATTAAAAGAAACTGGATCTTCTATTGCTAGTGCTATAGCATTAAATAAAGGACCAGAAAAAGCTGCATTATCTAATATGTCTGGTTTGGCTGCAAACCCACGAAAAGAACAAATATTTAAATCAGTAGACTTTCGAAATTTTACATTCTCGTATGAATTTTATCCTAGAGATGCCGATGAAGCAAAAAAGGTATTAAATATTATTAATACGTTTAAATTACATATGCATCCTGAGTTTAAAGATGCTGGAAATTTTCTTTATATCTATCCATCTGAATTTGATATTTTTTATTATCAAGGCGGTAAAGAAAATATGAACTTGCATCGTCATACATCATGTGTACTTACCGAAATGACAGTTAACTATGCACCTCAAGGGCAATTTACTACATTTGATAATGGTATGCCAACACAAATTAATATTAGTTTAAACTTTAGAGAACTTGCTCTTCTTACTAAAGAAAAAATACAGGACGGATTCTAATGTATTTCAAAGATATGCCACAAATGCTGTATGATTTTAATATGTCCCGTGAATGGACAAGTTGCCAACTTATGATTCCTGGGTTACCTTATGCAATTTACTTCCAAGGTAATTCAGATTTTAGAGATGCAGGGGCAACTAGTAATGTTATAGGTACTCAATTTGTTGCAACAAAAACAATTCCAGGTACAGGCCAAGTAAGAGCCTTTACAAATGAAGATGTTACTGGCACAACAAGTATTGCTGCTATTAATAGAGAAACATATTTAATGACTGATATTACACATAATGTAAGATTCAGAAAAGAAATTCTAGATAATATTACTCTGTATGATGAGTATGACATTAAAGACGGTGAAACACCAGAAATTATTTCAGAAAAATTCTATGGTACACCTAATTATCATTGGGTAGTTATGCTAGCTAATCAGCGTTATGATTATGTTTCTGAATGGCCACTAGCCACACATAATTTAGAAAATCATATTACTTCTATTTATGGTTCAGGTAATGAATATAACACACATCATTATGTAGATTCAAATGGATTTATAGTAAGTTCAGATAATATGAATGCTGCGCTTCAATTAGAAGCATATCCAGTGTCTAATTATGATTATGAAATAGCACTGAATGAATCTAAACGTAGAATTAAAATTATTGCCAAAGAACTAATAAATACTATTCTTAAAAATTATAAAGATCTTATATAATGCAACCTGCTGAGTCGATAAGATTTGCTGGCGATGTCAGCATTGATAAAATTGAGATTGTATCTAGAAATGGGTTCATTCAAAATGTAACCAATCAAGTTATAGCTATTGAGTTATTTGAAGATATTTTTACTCCATTAACTACAGGAAATGTAGTCCTTAAAGATTCTCTTGATCTTGCCAACTTATTCCCATTTACTGGTGAAGAGTTTATTAATATTTTAATCAGAACTCCAACAATGGATCAACCTGAAAAGATTATTAATCATCAATATTATATCTATAAAATGACTGATAGGGAATTGCTTGGCGATCGTTCAGTTGCTTATGTGTTGCATTTTATATCAACTGAAGGTATTGCTGATTTAAATAAAAAAATTAGTAAAACATTTGGCGGAAAGATTTCAGAAATTGCTAAGACTCTTATTACAGATAAGTATAATGGTCTTGAAACTAAAAAGAAAGTATTCATTGAGGATACTGCAAATAATGTTAATTATATTTCTAACTTTTGGTCTCCAATTAGAAACTTAAATTATATTGCAGGCAATGCTGCCAATTCTAATGGTGCAGTAGATTATCTATTCTTTGAAAATAGAACTGGGTTTAATTTTAACTCATTAGAATATTTGTATCAACAACCAATTAAACAACATTGGGTTTATGACTCTTATTCTAGAGACTTTGGTGCAGATGGCAGAGCTATTAGAAATGTAGAAGCAGATTATAGTAAAGTGCAAGAAATTAGTATTCCAGAAGCATATGACTATATGGATAAAACACGTTCTGGTATGTTTGCTAATAGAATGATTAATTATGATTTAACTACAAAGCAATATATTGATAAAAAATTCGATTTGATTGCAGAGTTTCCAAAAAATAAACATCTTAATGATTTTGCATTAGCATCAAATAAGAATATTAGTAGATCTAATTCATTAATATTCTTTTATCCAAAATATTACAATAACTTTAATAATTATAAAGATGTTACTAATGCGCATACAATACAAAAACGTATGTCTTCATTAAAGGCCGCTGAAGGAATTAAAGTTCAAATTAATGTATTTGGTAGAACAGATTATACTGTAGGCATGAAAGTATCATTAACATTAAATAAGATTAATCCTATTGGTAAAAATGAAGAGGATGTAACTGATAAGTTATATTCTGGTAATTATATTGTTGCTGCTATAAATCATTATATTAATAGACAAAAACATGAATGCTCAATTGAATTAATTAAAGATTCATACGGCATCAATCTAGATCAAGGTGGCAAATAATGCAAGTGCATAGTGGAATTGTTGAGAACAGAATTGATCCATTAAAATTGGGTCGTTGTCAAGTTCGTATTATTGGTTTACATACCCACGATAAAACACAATTGCCAACTAATGATTTGCCATGGGCTTATCCAATGCAATCAATTACATCTGCTGCTATGTCAGGTATTGGCCAATCCCCAGTAGGAGTAGTTGAAGGTACTACTGTATTGTGTATCTTTATGGATGAACCAGATAATCAACAACCAGTTATTATTGGTTCTCTTGGTGGTATTCCTCAAGCAAAAGCAGTTGAATTATTTGGCCGAGATGATGATTCAGTTATTCTTAAAGACCCCGATGATAATCCTGTTCCAGCACCAGTAAATGAATCTGAGGCAGCAGCAGTAGATCCAACTATAACTCCTGCTGCGGCACCTACTACAGTTACAACTGACATTCCTACTACTCCTCCACCAGGAACTCCAAATCCGGCAGCAGCTACTGCTGGTATTAAAGCTATTCTTGTAGCTTGTGACAAATTTGGATTAACAACAAGAGAACAAAAGTGCTCATTGCTAGCAATTGCGGGTGGTGAATCACTGTGGGTACCAAAAGAAGAAGGATATAGTTACTCTGCTGATGCATTACAATCAACCTTTAAAACTACTTTTGGTGGAAAACCAGATTTAGCAGCTAAATATGCAAGATGGAAAGGCACAAGAGCTGAATTTTTTGATTTTGTTTATGCTCCTGAAAATAATGGCCGTCAATTAGGTAATACCCAAACAGGAGATGGTGGAAAGTATTATGGTAGAGGCTTTAATGGTGTAACTGGAAGAGCAAATTATCAAAAATATGGTCAATTAGCAGGCGTTGATATTATTAATAATCCATTATTATTAACAACTAACTTAACTACTGCTGCTGAAGTGTTTTGCCAAATGGTTATTAATAATCCAATAGTAAAGAAAGCAGTACCTACTGATAATCCAGGTTATTTTTATGCAGTTAAAAAAGGAAATGGTAAAGATACAGGAAATGGTGCTGAAACTAGATTAAAGTATTATGAATATTTCTATGGTAATAAAGTTCCATCATCATTTACTGAAGAAAAATCAGTAGGAGCTGCGCCTCCAGCAGCTACTTCAACATCAAGTGGTGCTCCATCTGAAACATCAGCTGGTTCTATTGGGTTTCAGGATCCAAATAATAAGTACCCATTAAAGAATTTTATAAATGAACCTGACACAAATCGTTTAGCCCGTGGCGTTTCAAAAGGCACAGTAGTTACTATCAAAGAAGCTAATAGAGCTCGTAGTATTCCTATTGCATTAGATGGTGGTACTTATGACGAACCTGCTTCTGCATTTAGTGCTAAGTATCCATATAACCATGTACTTGAAACTGAGTCAGGTCATGTACAAGAATGGGATGATACTCCAGGATTTGAAAGAACTCACACATATCATCGTAAAGGTACATTTACTGAAGTAGATGCCAATGGTAGTGAAGTTACCCATATTGTTGGTGATTCATATCAAATTATTGATAATAACGGTTGCATATTCATATCAGGCGAATGTAATTTAACTACTGAAGGTAAGATTAATATCCTATGTCAATCAGATGCAAATATTGAAGTTGCACAAGATGTTACCATGCAAGTAGGCGGTGACTTTAAATTAGGTATTGCCAAAGACTTTACTGTTGCAGTAGGTGGAACAGTTTCAATGCAAGCAGGCTCTGATATGTTATTGCAATCTAATGCTTCAATGCATCTAACTGCTGTATCTGAAATGCATCAATACGCTGCAAGTTCTATGCATCTTAAAGCATCAGGTTCATTTAATGTAGATGGTTCTACTGCAAATATTAATGGTCAAACTGCAATTGGCTCTACTACATTAAATCTTACTGCACCTGCGGTGGGTTCACCAAAGAATAACGTACTTCCATATTTAGTTCCTCCTGTTGCTGCTGGTGAAGAAGTATTTCAGTTAGAATCAGAAGATGATTGGAATACTCCTGCAGGCCAAAAAGCTAAAGCTGCACTTGAAGCCAAGTATGGTGTACAAACCCCAGATAATACACCAGCGCAAGATGAAGCAACCCCAACTGGAGGTACTGCCGCAAATACAATTGCATCTTGCCAGGTTATCTATGCAACACAATCATTTACTAATGACTTTAAACTATCTGCTAATTTCACATTAGGCATGTTAATTGATGGTGGTGTTAATGGACATAATGCACTTAAAGATCAATGTGGTTTAACTAAACAGCAATTAGTATGTAATCTATCTCAATTATGTGCAAACATTCTAGAGCCGGCTTTAGCATTATTACCTGGCGGTATTGGTGGATATGGTAAACAATGGAAGATTAATTCTGGATTCAGAAGTGTAACAAATGGTGCTAATGCTCCTACATCAGATCATCCATATGGTAGAGCCACTGATATTACATTATTGCCATATGATGCAACTAAGAAACAACGTAATTTTGAATTGATTCAAAAATTAGAAGCAGCATTACCATATGATCAGATGATTATGGAATATCGTTCTGATGGTTCTAATTGGATTCATATTGGTTATAGAGGCCTAAAAGCTGGCGATACTGCTGGTCAAGGATCAGTAAACCGTAAGATGGCATTTACAATGTTGAATGATTCAGTGTACAAACGTGATTCATCTGGTAATCCTAAAGGCTTCATCTTGTTATAATGGCATTTCTACCAACAAATACTGTATTAGGTACTACTGATGAATTTAAGAATGTATCGTATGCAATAACATATGAAACAACTACTTTAGGGACTGCTGGTATTGGCGGTTTAGCTGGTACTCCTACTGTAACTACCACCCAAACAGTAACTTTAACTGCAATAGATCCTAATGATACTATTACTATTGCTGGAAATAAGATAACTGGTTATTATTCTGAGTCATTTCAAAATGCTATAGAATATAGAACTCCTGATGAGCAACTTGTAGATGTACAGAAATTTAATCAAATTGATAAAACAAATAATGAGCATTTGATTTATTATAAAGCAGATGTAAATAAGACCAGAGATTATCATTATCTTGCTACTGCATCTGGTGGTGCAACACAAGTTTATACTGTTACAGTAATGAATAATTGGAATACTGGTAGAGATGAGATGTTATCATATATTGATCCTCCAACTCAATATAAACTACATACGGTCACTTGGATAAATATGAATAACGAACCTATTGTTTGGGTTAATAACCTAAATCAACCAATTAATTGGATCAATAAACTATGAGTTTAGTAATACCAAATACATTAGCTAGTAAAACCGGACAAGCACAATTAGGTTTGCTTGATGATAACTTTACGTATATAGTTAATGCGCTTGATCCATTAATGCCAGTTAATAATAAAACTAGTTTAGGTAATAACAGTATAGTATCAACAGCAAATCCAATAAATCTAGATTTAGGTGCTACATATAGTTCAGTTGCTGGCCAAAATTCAAAATTAATTCTTTGGTCAGATGGTGCTGGTACTACATTTGGTTTAGGCGTATCACTTCATCAACAAGATTATTCTTCCCCAGCAGATGCAGATCATGTGTTTTATATTGGTACAACAGAAAAATTAAGAATAACAAATACAAATACTTCATTGACAACAGGTTTAAGTATTTCAAATAATCCATATGGATTTGTATTTAACCAAACTACTGGTAAAATGACAACCCCATATACTAATACACTTTATGGATTTAATCTTTCTGATGATGGAAGAGGATTTCCAACTCCTACTAATAAAACCAAGGTTGTATTTACTTACACCGGTGCAGTACAATCATGGACAGTTCCAGCTGGAGTAACCTATATATTTGCAAAAGTATGGGGCGCTGGTGGTGGAGGTGGTAATGTAGGAGGTTGGGTTTTTGGAAGTACTGGTGGTGGAGGTGGTTATACCCGTGGAATTATTCCAGTAACTGCTGGTCAAGTATTACCTATTGTTGTTGGCCAAGCTGGAATGACTTGTTGGTGGGGCCCAGGTAATAATTCATCAACTCAAACTGGAGGATTTGGTGGTGGCGGTGGTTTATATAGTAATGTAGATAATAGATATGCTGGATCAGGCGGCGGATATAGTGGTATATTTAACTCAACTGGTGTGATCACTCAAGCAAATGCATTATTAATTGCAGGTGGTGGTGGTGGTGGCGGATCAAGTCGTAGTCCATGGGATGCATTTGAACGTATAAACTCAAGTCAATATTGGACTGGTGCTGGCTATGGTGGAGCTGGTGGAGGATTACAAGGTCAAGCTGGTGGTGCAATGGCGGATGGAAGAATTGCTATGGGTGGATGGGAAGGAACACAACTTCGTGGTGGTTATGGTGGTGGTTATGGTGCTAATACTTTAGCAGCATCAGCAGCTGGTGGTACTGGGGCTGGTGGTGCTAGTTTAGCTGGTTATGGTGGAGCTTTGTATGGTGGAATAGGAGGTACCTCACAAGGATATGGCGGCGGCGGAGGTGGTGGATACTTTGGTGGCGGTGGTGGAGCATATGTTGAACCTAATACTATGGCAGGTGGTGGCGGTGGATCTGGTTATATAAATCCATCAGTATTATTCTCAACTACAGTTCGTGGTAATTATAATATTCCTGGCGGTACAACTGATGTAGATTTTCCAAATGTTGCTGACCCATTACATAATACTTCAATTTATTGCTATGGCGGGTGGCCATCAACAAACACTATGACTTCAAATGCAGCCGGATTTGTTAATAATTGGGGCGGCAGTGGTTATGTCGTTATATATTACTAATGCCAGCCGCTACTAGATTAGGAGATGTTTGTACAGGTCATGATGGATTTGAACCGCGCAAGAATGATGCAGGTTCCCCAGATACATTTGTTAATGGGTTAAATGCACATAGAGTTGGAGACCATTGGATAGAACATTGTGATCATTCAGGTTCTTGCCATGATTCTACATGTAAAACCGGATCTTCCACAGTTTTCATTAATCGTATTCCTGCGGCAAGAATCGGAGATATGGTTGCATGTGGATCAGCAATAGCTCAAGGTTCTCCTAATACATTCTTTGGATAGCTATAAATATTACCATGGCAAGAAACACTAGAACATTCTCAGATTTAGACTTAAACTTTATTGCTCACCCAGGAACTGGTGACGTCACATTGAAGTACGACGAAGAAGCAATAAAACAATCAGTTAAGAATCTAGTACTAACTCAAAACTATGAGAGACCATTCCATTCAGAAGTTGGTTCTCAGTTGCGTGGTTTACTATTTGAACCAGCAACTCCTATGTTAGGAACAATGATTCAGCGTTCTATTATTGACACTATAACAAATTTTGAGCCAAGGGTGAGACTAATTGATGTTTATGTTAATATTTCACCAGACAATCATGAAGTATATGTAAGAATAGAATTCCTAATTGTTAATACAACAACCCCAATTAATGTAGATTTAGTACTCACGAGAACACGCTAATGGCTAATATCAGAATCCCAACCACTGACCTTGACTTTGATCAAATTAAGAAAAACTTAATAACGTTCATGAGTAGTCAAACAGAATTAAAAGATTATAATTTTGAAGGTTCAGCAATGAACGTTCTTATGGACATTTTAGCATATAATACACATTATAATGCATTATATAAAAATCTTGCAGTTAATGAAATGTTTATTGATTCTGCTTCTAAACGTTCAAGCGTTGTATCACGTGCAAAAGAAATTGGTTATATTCCATCTTCAGTTAAAGCATCTACTGCTTATATAAAAATTGTAGTTACACTACCTAGTAACGGAGTAAAACCTGCAACATTACTACTTCCAGCTAAAAGTACATTTTCTACTACATTTGACGGTACATCTTATGTATTTTCTACAACACAAGATATTATTACCGCAATTAATGTTGATGGTACTTCATATACATTTGACAATGTACAAATTAAAGAAGGTACTCCTTTACAATTTAAATATACTGCAGCAGAAGGTCAAAGATATTTAGTGCCAAACATGGATGTAGATTTAAGTACACTTACTGTACGAGTACAAGATAGTGCTACTTCAGCTCAATTTACTACATTTAATAATCAAGAATATATTCTTAGTTTAACTGAATCAGATGCAATCTATCATATAAAAGAAATTGAAAATCAATTATATGAATTAGAATTTGGTAATGGGGTTATTGGTAAAGCGGTAAATACAGGAAATATTGTAATATTAAATTATTTAGTGTGTAATAAATCTGCTCCTAATGGCGCAAAAGTATTTACATATACGGGTAGTGATATATCTCTAGGTGGTGCAATTAATGTTACTACAAATATAGCTGCAACTGGTGGCTCTGATATTGAATCAATTGAATCAATTAGATTTAATGCACCTCGTGCTTATTCAACTCAAAATAGAGCGGTTACAACAGAAGATTACAAATCTTTAATCTATAACTATTACCCAAATGCTGAATCTATATCAGTATGGGGTGGAGAAGATAATCTACCTCCAGTTTACGGTAAAGTATTTGTTTGCATTAAGCCATATAATGCTTTAACATTAACTGATGTAGAAAAAGCATACGTTAAACGTGAAGTACTTAAGAAAAAGAATGTAGTATCTATTACACCTGAAATTGTAGATGCAAACTATATTGACTTGCAAATAGATGTTACTGCATACTATAACCCCCGCTTAACACAATATTCTGCAGATCAATTAAAAGCATTAATTTATGCTACTATTACAGATTATAATGATACAGCATTAAACAAATTTGATGGTGTATTTAGGTTCTCTAAACTAAGTTCATTAATTGATAATACTGAAGCATCTATTGTTTCTAATATTATGACAATATTATTACATCGTCAAGTTGAAGTTAAATATAACCTACTAGCAAATTATTATATAAACTTAGCAAATCCAATTTATGATTCAGGTGCTGCTGAAGAATCGGTTTTATCTTCAGGATTCTATATTCCTGGATATTCCCAAGTTATGTATATCGATGATATTCCACAAATAATTGATGGTGGATTATCTGCAACTGGATTAGGAACATTAAGAATGTTCTATTATTATAATAATTCAAAAATATATATTAATGAAAATATTGGTACTGTTGATTATTTTAATGGAATTTTAAACATATCTAATTTAGAAATTTCTGCTATTGTTGGCACAGCATTTGAATTTGTTATTAAACCACAATCAAATGATGTTGTTGCAATTCGCAATCAATTAGTTAAAATTCCTCCAGAAACTTTGAATGTTAACATCATTCTTGATCGTGTTGCTTCTGGTGATGCTGCAGGTAATACTAATTATATCTTTACATCAAGTAGAAATTAATGGCTGAAACCAAATTACAAAATGTAGTTAGTCAACAACTTCCCGATTTTATTAGGGAGGATTATGATACGTTTGTTCAATTCCTAAAAGCTTATTATGAGTATTTAGATATTGTTGATAAACGCGATTTAGCAGACTTACGTGATGTAGATACTACATTATATGACTATATTACATACATTAATTCTGAACTAGGTTTAATTTCTGCACCTGATGCTTCTAATTTATATGCAGATCCTAGACTCTTATTAAGAAAATCTAAACAAACCTTTATATCAAAAGGTACTGAAGAGTCATATAAGTTTCTTTTTAAAATACTTTATAATAAAAATGTAGATGTATCATATCCATGGGATTCAGTTCTTAAATGTTCTGATGGTAAATGGAACCAAGATACTTCTATTTTTGCGCAATTCCCAACAACAATAAATGCTTCTGCTGGTAAATTTTCACCAGGTATAGTATATACTATTACTGACGTTGGTAACACAGATTGGTTTAGTTATGGCGCTTCAACAACAACTGATGTTGTATGTGATATATCTGGAACAACATTAACTGTTACTTCAATTAATTCTGGAATGCTAGTTGTTGGTCAAACTATTTCTGGCATTGGTATTACTAATGGTACAAAAATATCTAACTTAGTATCAGGTTATGGGGATGTTAATACAGTATACACTATTAGTATTTCGCATAGTAATTTATATAATGTAAATATAGTTAATGCTACGCCTAACACTGCTGTATTTACGGCATCAATTAGTGCATCAAATGATCCATTATTACCAGGATCTGTTATGACTGTTACTAATGTAAAATCAGGCAGTTTAGCAATTGGCCAACAAATTTCAAGCGCAAGATTAAACCCAGGTACATATATTACTGCAGTTATTTCTGGTACAAGTGGCAGAGGTGTATATGCAATAAGTGAATCATATAACCTATCAAACATTACGGTTACTGCAATTGCTGAAAATGCTCAATTTGTTGCAAATGATGCAGGATCTGGTACTGGATATGCGTCAACAAGTGATCCGGAACAATCTGGAATAATTGCAAATACATTTATTGGTAATCAAGTATTAATTAAAGGCGCTAGAACATCTGTTAAAGTTATTGCGTCAAAAGCAGCATATGTAAGAGATTATGTATATGAGCTTTCATTAGATAAAAACTTTTATGGTAATTTAAGTGCCGGTGATACAATTTATTTAGATGGATATGATTCTTATGCTACATTAATTCCTACTGTTGTGGGATACAGTATTGATTCTGGTAACAATGGGTCTGGCTGGGCTATTGGTGATTTGATTACCTGTAGCAATCAAGTTGGCTCAGTTACTATTAATCAATTACTTAAAGTTACAAAGGTAGATAGTACTGGTGGTATATTAAAGCTTTCTATTCTACAATTTGGTGCAGGCTATCAAGATGACTTTTTATTTTTAGCATCTAAGCAAAACGTTGTTACTGCATCATCAATTTCAGGTGGTGCACCTAATCAAGCCGCATCATTTTCATTACCAGATGATTCTAGTCTTTTACCATACGTTGATTATGGATATTTAATTAATCCAAATACGTGGACAGTAGCAGATGCATCAATTGGTAACCAAACAATTGTTGCTAGAATTGATAGTGGAGTAGTTGGTACTTCTGGTAATGTATTAACAGTATCATCTCAATCATCAGCTATTTTACCAATTGGCTCAATATTAACAGGTACTGGTGTTACTGCAAATACTATAATTACTGGTGCATTACAAACTTCTGTATATCCATATACGTATACTGTAAATACTCCACAATTGGTAGCAAATGAGATTACCATAACAACTTCAATTGGTACTGTTGCTACCCCTGCAATTTCTGCTGCAGGTTCTATTACAGTAACTGGAAGTGTAGTTGTTGGCTCAGCTACAGTATTTACTAAGCAGGTTGCAGTTAATGATATATTTCAGTTAATTATTGGTGGAGTTACTACATCAATTGGTTATGTAACTGCAATAGCATCAGATTCTAGTTTAACAGTAGCAGTTCCATCTGGAGTTACTGTAGCAGCTCAAACTGCAGCACAATGGGCAATTGGTGTTAATTCATATTCTGATCCTTCATATACTGGTGATATTAAGAAAACATTCTATTCTGAATCAGTTAATGGTACTAGTACGCAAACAGATAATTTAGCTCTTATTAGTTTTAAAATTGGTGCAGTAGCTAAATATCAAGGTTATTATACTGCAAATGATGGGTTTGTTAGTGATACTGTTTATATTCAAGATAGTAAGTACTATCAAAAATATTCATATCTATTAAAAATTAATCAGAAATTAGAAAGCTATAAATCATATGTAAAATCTATTGTTCACCCAGCTGGTACTGCATTATACTCTGAATTCCAAATTCAGAATAATTATAATCCAACTAGTTTAACTGGATCACAAACAATATCTCAATACGTTTCTAAGGCAACTTTTGCTACAATAAATAAATCAATAACAAATGATTTTGCAAATATGTCTGGTCTTGGTGGTTGGGCTAAAATTAATCCATATGATTCAGAAATATATTTTGCCGATACATATAACCCAGAAACAGCCACAGTATTTACTGAGGCATAGGAGAAAAAATGAACTTCAACTCAGGAATTACTTTAACCGGTGATTTAGATATAAAACTATATGACAAGAATAATAATATTAAAGATTCTCGCCATGTTCCTAACTTAGTAGTTACTGCAGGTAAAGAATATGTTGCTAATAAGTTAGCTTATGCTGGCTCTTCCAATATGATTATGAATGCTATGTCACAAATGGCAATTGGGACAGGAAATGCAACATCTGCCATAGCGCAAACACTTTTAACTGGTGAAGTTCAGCGGGTTGCTACGGCTACTACCACTGTGTCTGGTACTAATATTACATACGTTGCTTCATTTGCTCCAGTATCAACTACTTATACTATTCAAGAAGCTGGTATTTTTAATGCATCAGCAAGTAAATCAGTAACATTTGATGGTAATACCAGTGTTACTGGAAGTACAATAGCAACAGTAACCCCATCAATACATGGTTTTACTACTCAAGATCAAGTAAGATATACTACAGGTGGCGGTACTGCTATTTCTGGCTTAATCGATTCTGGCATTTATTATGTTTATGTTACTAGTACTAGCAGCGCAATTAAATTAGCAAATTCTGCTGCTAATGCTGCACTTGGTGGCACTGCAATAAGTGGTACTTATTCATCTGGTGGAGCAGTAGGAGCAAATACTATTGTACTTACTGGTACAACAAATATTTTACCTGGTCAAGTTATAACAGGAACATCAGGTATACCTGCAGGTACAACTGTTACTAATGTAAACACTACTACTAATACTATTACTTTAAGTTCATATATTACTGCAGCCCAAGCTGCTGGAACATATACATTTAACCCAATTATTCCAATTACATCTGGTTTGGGTACTAATCATAAATTAGCATCAGGTACTATGATGTGTAGAACAACATTCCCGGCTATTAATAAAACCGCAACTACTGATACATTAGTTATTTCATGGACAATTACCGTAGGTTAATATATGTCAAGCTATTCTTTATTTAAGTCAAGATTTAAAAAGTCTATTACTGAAGCAATCTTTAATGAGGTTACTGGTAAAACTGCACGCTATTATCATTGGATTGGCAAAGAGAATACTTGGACAGACTTTTTAAGCCCATTTATTTCATCTAGTACAACGGATAACCCAGGTGAACCGCAAGATAATTTTAGATATGACTTACATGTAAGAAGAGACATTTTAACAGCAAAAGCAATTAGTTCTTCAGATGTTGCATTTGTAGTGCCTAGATATGACTGGGCTTCTGGTACTATATATGATATGTATGATGACGCTATTACGGCAAATGAACCTGCATATTCAGGTGCTACTAAACTTGAAACTGCAAAATTCTATGTAATTACTACTGAATATAATGTATACAAATGTATTTCAAATAATTATAATTCAAAATCTACTGTTACCCCATCTGGTACAAGTTCAACTTCTTTTTCTACTGCTGATGGTTATATTTGGAAGTTTATGTATACAATTCCTATTTCATTAAGAAATAGATTTTTATCAAATGATTATATGCCAGTAAGTACTGCAATTAAGAATCAATTTTATTCTAATGGTGCTATAACTAGTGTTACTATTGAATCTGGTGGTACTGGTTACATTGCACAAATTAATGGGGCAGGGCAAGTTTATATTACATCAGCCGCCCCCACTGCATTAGTTGGGGTTGCTACTGGTAATTATCCTACTAAGTTTAGTACACAACTTAAAGCCGGCTATATTGTTAAATATTACGATTCAAATAGTGCATTGCAAACAATTGGTACTATTAGTTCAGTGACTAATGATTATGCTGCAGTGTTATCTGCAAATTATACTGGAACTACTATTCCATCTGGTACTCCAGTATCTTATATAATTGTTCCACCCGATAGTAATGTAGCAAAAGTTACTGTAAGCGGAGATGGGTATTTAAAAGATGATCCTTATTCAGTTAAATCAGTAACTATTGTTAATGCGGGGGCTGGATATGGCACAGGAGCAGCGGGGTCAGCGCAAGCTTTACCAACTTTAGCAGTTACAGCACCAACTGCAGTTAGTACTACTATGGCAACTACTGCACTTACTCCAACAATTTCTTCGGGCGCTTTAACTGGAGTAACTTTTACTAATTATGGTAAAGGATACGAGTCTACTCCAATAGTAACAATTGATCCGCCATTGGGTGTAGGTATTAGTAATTATACATATTTTATAGCAAATACAGCATATACTACTCTTAATGCAGTAGTACTAAATAATGGGCAATTTTATAGAGTATCAACTATAACAGCCGCAGGGCAAACATCTGGTTCTACTGGGCCTACACATACTAGTGGAGTGCAAAGTAATGGTACTGGAAACTTACAATTTACTTATTTAGGTCCACAGACTTGGGCTAAAAATACATTTTATGATCAATATGCAATTATTAATGCAGGCGGTTATTATTATTATGTTTCTAACTCTGGTGGCGGAACTAGTTCTACTAGTTCTCCAGCTAGTTTAGCAAATCCTGCAGCAAATAATACAAATGGCACTTTAAGTTTAACTTATTTTGGTACTCAAGCATCAGTTACATTAGTAACACAAAAAAATGAAGCAATTATGACTCCTATTGTATCTGATGCTGGTCAAATTGTTGGTATAACAATTACTGACGCAGGAGTTGGATATACTAATGCAAATATTCAAGTAGTTGACTATGCACATCCTGCTACAGCAACACCTAATACAACTTATGCAAGTATAACACCAAATTTATTTGTAGGTAATGTTGATACTTTACAAGCTAACGTTGAGTTATTAGCAGTAAATGGTGCAATTGAATTTATTAAAGTAGTTAATACCGGTACTGGTTATACTACGGCAACAGTTACTATTCAAGGCGATGGTACTGGTGCTACAGCAAGAGCAGTTATTGTTGGTGGTAGAATTACTAGAATCAATATAATAACTAAAGGTGTAAATTATACTTGGACAAATGTTATTATAACAGGTTCTGGCATTAATGCATCAGCAAGAGCTATTATGTCACCAGTGGGTGGCCATGGTAAAAATGCTATTGACGAACTAAATGCTAGTTCATTAATGTTCTATAGTTCTTTCTCTAGAATTAAAAATCAAGGCATGATTATTAGTAATGACTATAGAAAAGCTGGACTTATAAAAAATATTAAAAAGTTTAATAGTAAATTAAATTTTACTGCTGATACTGGTTCTGGTTGTATTTTAATTAATGCTGCAGCAGGAACTACTTTTGATATATCTAAATTAGATTATGATATGCTATTACAAAAGAAAGAAGCATCTGGTAGTAATTATAAAAATTATCGTGTAGTAGAATTTAATACAACACAAATATTATTATCAGTATTTAATAATTTTGAAATTGCTGCTGGTGATGTATTAGTAAATCCTAGTGGATATGAATTTATTGTGCCAAATGCTGCAGGTTCTATAGTACCAAGAGAAATTGATCCATTCTCAGGTGATCTATTATTCTTTACGGTAAGAGAACCATTTGCTCCATCTACTGAACAAATTATTACATTAAGAACCGTAGTTACTCTGTAATAAGTAATAAATAATAAAACTAATCTAAATAATTTTGGAAAAATAAAATGGGAATAAATTTTAAGACTGAACCATGGCATGATGACTATGCTATAACAAACAAATACTATAGAATATTGTTTAAACCAGGTTATGCTGTTCAGGCTAGAGAATTAACTCAATTACAAACAATTCTTCAAAATCAAATTGCTATCAATGGCCGCCACTTATACAAAACTGGTGCAATGGTTATTCCAGGTAATGCTTCTATTGATACAAATGCAAATTATGTTATCTTATCGGGTTCATATACAGATACTGCAATTACTGGGGTAATTGGGCAACAAATTACTGGTGTTACTTCAGGTGTTACCGCATTAGTAGTACATGCAGTTAACGTTGAAGGTACAGATTCACCTACTCTTTTTGTAAAATATACAAATTCTGGCACAGCAACTACAACTAAAACTTTTACTGCCAATGAACAATTAAATTATGTGTCTTCTGTTGGTGGTAAATTTGCTACAGTTGGTAGTACAAATCCGGTTGGGGTTGGTTCTATTGCATCTATTAAATCTGGGTTTTATTTTATTAAAGATGCATTTGTTTATACCACAGATCAAACTATTATTCTTGACAAATATTCAAACACTCCATCATATAAAATTGGTTTAGATGCAGTAGAGACAGCTACTACATCAGATGATGATACGTATTTATTGGATAATGCACAAGGGTTTTCAAATTATAATGCTCCAGGTGCAGACCGTTGGAAAATTGATTTACAATTTAACAAATATGCTATTGACACAAATCTAAAACAAGAAAACTTTATTCAATTAATTACAGTAAAATCTGGTGTAGTTACCCAAAGAATTGATAATACTGAATATGCTGAATTAGAAAAAACAATGGCTCGTCGTACATATGATGAATCAGGTGACTATACAGTTAAAAACTTTAAAATTGATGTTAGAGAATACCGCAATAATTATCGTGGTCAATGGACTGCATATACAAATTATTTAGCAGGTGATATTGTAATTAATGGTGGCAATTATTATCGTGCCCGTAATGATGGTACAACATATAATACTGCACCTACTCAAACAGTAGGTTCTACTACATCTGGTGGTTCTCTAGACGTTATCTTTACATATGAAAAAAATCCATTCTTTAACCGTGGTATTAATACATCAGCAATTGGTGATTCAGTAGCTACACAAAATGCAGCAAAAGCTCAACTTGCTATTGGCATGGAACCAGGTAAAGCATATGTTCGTGGCTATGAAATTGAAAAAGTTGGTAAGGAATTCTTAACAGTACCAAAATCTAGAAGTACTATTCAGGAAACTAATATTACTATTCCAGCAACTGTTGGTAATTATATTATAGTTACTAATATGTTTGGCCTACCTAATATTTTAGATTTTCCATTAGTGACATTATATAATCAATTTACTACAATTGGCGGTAATTCAGCAGGATCACCTATTGGTACTGCTAGAGTAAGATATTTAGAATTTGCTAATGATACCCAACAAGGTACGCAAGCAACACATTACAAATTATCTCTATTTGATGTTAAAATGAATTCAGGTTATAGTTTTAACCGCGATGTTAAACAATTATACTTAGCAAGTGCATCTGCAGTTGGTGCATGGACAGCTGATATATACCCAGATCCTTATCAATTATCTGGTTCTGTTACATCATCTGGTACAACAGTTACTGGGTATCGTACTTTATTCTTAACAGAATTAAAAGTTGGTGATTATATCTCAACAACAAATACTAGCGGTGTAACCCAACGTAGGTTAGTCCAATCTATTGCATCTAATACATCATTAACAGTTGATTCTGCTTATACTACAGCTCTTTCTGGTGAATTACCATATAGAAACCAAACTTCCTTACAAGAGTCAGATAGTACTGCATTGATATTCCCTGCTCCATATTCATATATGGAAAAGGCTAGAAATGCTACTGGAGGTTGTGATACTGCATATACAGCAGCAGTTAAATTTACTAAAACTTCTAACGGATCTGGTTTAATTACTCTTGATGCAACTGGTTCTGATATTTTTGCAAGCCCAGATGATCCTGATAATTTCTTAGTATTACTTGATACTACTAGTGTATCAGCTATAACTTATGGTGGTATTACATATCTAGGGACTGGCTCATGTATTGCTGCTAGTTCAATTAGTTACGGCACTTCAACTGCACAAATTAATATTCAATTGCCATATAATGTTACAAATTATCCATTATATGCTAATAAAAATTATGTAGTTATTGCTGCAGTTAAGCGTATTGGTTCTGGTACAGAAAAAACTAAAGCATTAGCTACTTCAACAGAAACATTTACTGATAATACTTCAGTAGTAGCAACTGCAACTAATATTACATTAAGCAAAGCAGATGGTTTAAGACTATTAAGAGTTATGATGGATGCTGGTAGTTTTACTAATGCAACACCCACATACACTATTGATATTACAAGTAGATATTCATTTAATGACGGTCAATTACCTACACATTATGGATTAGCCTCTATTCAATTAAACCCAGGCGAAGCTCCTCCAACTGGAAAAATTCAAGTTATATATGAATATTTTACACATTCAGGTACTGGTGATCATTTTACAGTTAATAGCTATAACACTATAGCATATGACGAAATACCTACATTTAATGGTATTTCATTAGCAGATGTATATGATTTCCGCCCAAGAATTTCAGATGGGCAGTATGCTACTGGTGTAGGTTATACATCAAACTCATTTACATCAACTAACGCAAGTGTTAGCGCATTACCAAAACGTGGAGTAGATATTGTATCTTCATTTACTCATTACACAGGTCGTAAAGATAAAATCTTAATGGGACAAGATGGTAAATTCTTTACATTAGCCGGCAATCCGTCATTAACCCCAGCAGAACCTGTAGATAATTCTTCTGGTATGGTATTATATAAATTAGATTTATTCCCATATACTAAAACCACAGACTCATTGGATATTACTACAGTTGATAATAAACGTTATACAATGAGAGATATTGGTAAATTAGAAAAACGTATTGATAATATTGAATACTATACTTCACTATCAATGTTAGAGCAAGATGCTCAATCATTAGAGATTCAAGATCCTGATGGGTTTAATAGATTTAAAAGAGGATTTATTGTAGATAACTTTACTGGTATTAACATTGGTGATGCTGGTTCTGTAGATTATCGTTGTGCGCTTGATATGGAAAATGGATTATTGCGCCCACCATATACAGTAGATAATATTAATATTATTGAAGAATCTGCTACTGACGCCACTAGAGCTTCAAAGGGGTATCAAGTAACTGGAGATTTAGTAACATTGCCGTATACAGAAACAGCAATGGTTAGTCAATTAAATTCATCTAGAGTTGAAAATATTAACCCATTTGCAATCTTTACATTCTTTGGTAACATTGAATTAAACCCTGCTTCTGACGAATGGTTTGAAACTAAACGTTTACCTGATATTGTTAGTAATGTTGAAGGTAATTTTAACTTTATTAAATTAGCATCAGAAAAACTTGGCATTTTAGGCACAGTTTGGAATGCATGGCAAACTCAATGGACTGGCGTTCCAGTAGATAAAACTACAACAACTACAGATCGTTTAGGTAGAACAACTACTTCAAAAGTTACTACAACTTTTAATCAAGCTAATTCATCACGAGATTTCTTAAATAGCTTAAATGGTAATTGGCATTCTTCTGGTAATTCTAGTTTAAGATCTATTACTGCACAAGTAATAGCAACTCCTGCTGTTATATCTAGAACTGGGGTTCAGACATCAATTATTACTAAAATAGATCGACAAATTACAGATGATAGGGTTCTTTCAAGCGCTATTATTCCATATATTAGAGCTAGAAGTTTATTATTTGTAGTTAGAGGTTTAAAACCTAAAACAACATTTACGCCATATTTCGACTCAGTTGCTATTGGTTCATTCACAACACCAGCAAGTCAAATTAAATTAACTGCTTTAAATTCAGTATTTAGCTTTACTGTTCCTGCAGGTGGTGATTCGGCTGAAACTGCACGTCGTGTTAGTGGTACAGCTCAATCTGGTTTAGATCGTGGTGATGTAATTTATGTTTCTAAGCGTACATCAGGCGGTGTAACAACAACATATACTAAAACAACCTCCCCAGCAACAGCGGTATTAGCTTATGCTTCTAGCCCATTAAATAATTTAACAGGTAAAACTGATGGCCAAGTTACTACTTTACATGTAGTAAATCCTGTTGGTACATTTATTGCAGGAGATGAAGTTACTGGATCTATTACTGGTGGTGTTGCCATTATTAGTACTTATGCTGCAAAAACTTTAGGTAATGCATTAGTTTCTAATGATGCAGGTGATGTTGTTGGTGTATTTAATATTCCTAATACCAGTTCTAATAGATTTAGAACTGGTGAACGTGAATTTAAATTAACAGATGACACAAATAATAATGATGCAACTGCAACATCAAGAGCATCTAAAAAATATCATGCTTCTGGTGTATTACAAACTAAACAGGCTTCTGTTACTGCAACAAGAAATGCAGAAATTGTAACTCAACAAGTTTCAGATACAAAATCTATTATTCAAGAATCTTACAGAGTTGTTTCTGATACTGGTTGGTATGACCCACTTGCACAAACATTCTTAGTTGATTCTAAAGGTGGTGCATTTGTAACATCAGTAGATATTTACTTTGCATCTAGAGATAATACCATTCCAGTTAGAATGCAAATTCGCGAAGTAGTTAATGGATATCCAGGTAAAGCTATCTTACCATTCTCTGAAGTTGTATTAAATCCTAATCAAGTTAACTTATATACAGATACTGCAACTTTAACAGATCTTCATACTGTAGTATCTGCTGATGGACAAACATTACCAGCTCCTAAAGTTGCAACTAACTTTAAGTTCCCATCTCCTGTTTATCTAAATGATAAAACAGAATATTGCTTGGTTCTATTATCTGATTCAAATAACTATAAAGTATGGATCTCTCAAATGGGAGATACTTCTGTAGTTGATGGTAATAAGATTTCTGCTCAACCTTATAACGGTGTATTGTTTAAATCACAAAATGCTTCAACATGGACTGCTAATCAAGACCAAGATCTAATGTTTAAGATTAATAAAGCTCAATTTAGTTTACAAGCTGGTACTCCAACATTTGTTAATTCTGAGATTCCATTAAGACTTCTTAATAGCAATCCATTCTATACTGTGTCTGGTTCTAGTTATATTAGAGTTACTCATGAAAACCATGGTTTATGGAATGGTGCATCATTAACAATATCAGGAGTAACTGCAGCAGTTAACGGTATTGCTGCTTTAGCAATTAATGGTGCAAAACAAGTTCTTTGGGCAGATCTAGATACCTATATTATTCAAAGTACTGGTGCTGCGCAAGCTTCCTCAACTGGTAATTCTGGTGGTGACACTGTATTTGCTACACAAAATATTCTGTATGCAAATATTCAACCAATAATTGCACAACAAGTATTTTCTGATACAACATTAAATCATAGTTTAACAGTTGTATCAGGTAAAGCTACAACAGGTTCACCAAATTCTACAAATGGAGGATCTGAATTTCCTTATCAAGCAACATCGGGAATTATAATTACACCAAATGAAACTAACACATTACCTAAATTAGCAATGATTGGTAATAGCCAAATTGAGCCTTTTTATACTGGTGCAACTAAATCATTGAAACTTACTTCAACAATGATTACTAATAATATAAATGTTTCTCCTGTTATTGATATTGCTAGATTATCTGCAATATTAATACAAGATAGAATTAATTATCCTTCAGATCTAAATACAAACTTTGCTAGTTCAACAAATGTGTATCCATTAGATACTAGATTAATTAATACTGGTAATGCATTAATTGCTGTTACTGAAACTAATAAATTCTATACAGCAGATGCAACTTTAAGGACACAATGGAAAAATGCTAGCATTGGTAAATATATTGTAGTTTCTGGTTTTACTTCAACAGGTACAACATCTAATAATGGTAGATTCTTAATTACTGATGTAGCTTCAGATGGTTCATATATTAAAGTAAATGCAACATTAGTTAATGTAGTAGCATCCACTACAGGTAATACTCCAGTTATTAATCAGATTGAAGATTTTGTAGATGAAATTGCTCCAATTGGTGGTTCATCTGTTGCTAAATATGTAACAAGTAAAATCAATTTCCAAGCTTCTACAACTTACTTAAAAGTAAGATTTGCTGCTGATGTTGAACAATCTGGTTCTGTTACAATGTATTATAAATTACAACCAGCTGGTACTATTGCTGACTTTAATACTGTTCCGTATATTAAAGCAACACCATATAAAGCAGCAGTAGCTTCTAATGATGGTGCTTTTAGTGATGTTGAATATGAAATTGCAGATTTACCACCATTTGATGCAGTTCAAATTAAATTGGTAATGAATTCAACATTTGGTGCAGATATTGTTAGAATTGCTGACTTACAAGTAGTTGGATGCGCTTAGAATGGATATGATTAAAGTTGAAGATCATCCCGGGTTATACCGGGATCCTACTACTGGTGCTATTATAAGTGATCCATCTGAGTATGATAAATACTTAAAACAAAAACAGCAAAGAATGATTCAGCGCCAAGAAATGGATACTCTGAAAAACCAAGTTAGTGAACTTACTCAAACAGTTCAGTTATTAATAGATACTATAAAGAATAAACAGGGCACTTAAATGGCATTCATAACTCTTAGAAATAATGCAACGTCATCAAATACTACTACAACTAGTGTAAAGACTACGCCACTTACCAATGCTGAGATTGATAATAACTTTATTAATCTTAATAATGATATTGGATTAAAGCCTACTATTGGTATACAATGGGTATCTGGTGCTACAATGGTACTTGGCCAATATATCTATTATTCAGCAAATCCAACATCAAACTTACCTACTTATAACTATTATCAAGTAACTACTGCAGGCACAATGCCAACAACTGCACCAACACACACCACTGGAGTAGTTTCTGGTTTAACTTATGCTGGTAATAATACTACTGCTAGAATAGTTTATTCTCCTTATGATATGCTTAATAGTATTAAATCATTGACTGGTGGATCCGGCGGTGGTTTAAATGCAGACACATTAACATTTAATTCTGGTGCTCGTACTGCCACTAATGCTAATACAGCAAATTCAATTGTTGCTAGAGATGGTTCTGGTAACTTTTCAGCTGGGACAATTACAGCAACATTAACTGGTAATGTTACTGGTAACTTATATGCAAATGATGCTACATTAGTATTTAATGCAGCCACAAAAGCTTTTGTGGGCGATGTAACAGGTACTGTTAAAAATTCTACTGGTGGTACTGCAGTATATACTAATGATACTAGTACAGTAACTAATGCTATGCTTGCAGGTTCTATTGCTAATGGCAAATTAACTAATAGTTCAATCAGCATTAATAGTAATACAGTTTCATTAGGTGGATCAATAGATATTAAAACAATTAGTGGTGCATGGACATCATCACAAACATTTAGTGATAATCTAATTACTATTACGGATAATGTTGATCCAACTAAAACTTTAGTATTTCAATTATCTACATTAAGTGCTGCAGCTGCTCCAGCAAATGCTAATAGAATATTAAATATTCCTGCAGCAGATGGTACTATTGCTACTGTAGAATATGTACAAACTGCTGGTCAAAATTCCCAAGGTGCTAAAACTGTTCAAGTAATTACAACTGGTGTTCCTTCAAATTCTGCTGGAAATAATGGCGACATTATCTATCAATATTAATTATGCCAAATATCTATATTAAAGACGCCGGTGCATGGCGAAATGCACAAAACTTATATGTAAAAGATGCTGGCACTTGGAGATTAATCAAGACCGGTTATACTAAAGTTGGTGGTGTATGGCAAAAGATTTGGGGTAATACTGGTACTATAACTTATACCGCAGGTACTGCTACTGCATTTACTGTTCCTGCTGCGGTGTATTCTGTATCATTTACTATTGTTGGTGGTGGTGGCGGATCTGGCGGTGGTGATGGAGGTTATGGAAGTTATGGCGGAAATTCAGGCCAATATATAACAGTCACTTATGCTGTTACTCCAGGCCAAGTATTCAATATATATCCTGGAAGCGGGGGCGGTGGTGGTTTAGGTGGAGTTACAGGCACAGGCAAAGGCTCTGGCGGTATTAATACTTTAGGAGCTCCATATAATGGCGGTACAGGAGGAAATGCTGGTATATTTGGTGCATCCGGCGCAGGGGGTGGCGGAGGTGCTGCTTCTGTTTTAACTACAGGAGCAGGGGTTGTTCTTGCAGTAGCGTATGGCGGATCAGGAGCTGGCGGCTCTGGTTCTGGTGGCGGTAATGGACTTGCGTACGCAGCTAATTCATATAGGCCAACTGGGATTAACGGAGATAATCATCCGTCAGATGGTGGCGGTGGTGGCGGTGGTGGCGGTGGAGTTACAAGTGGATTAGGAGGCCCAAGCAATGGGTATGTACAATCCTCATATAGTTCTGGTACCATTAACGGCATTGGAGCTGGTATTACATATACTTATTACGGTAATGATTCAGGTGGATGTTACGGGCAAAACGGAACTGGTCTAGTTCCAGTGGGTGCAATTTCTGGGGCTATAGGTAATGGCGGTGGAAGTTACGCTGCTGGTGGTAATGGTTATATAACTGTATCATATTAAAGAGATAAACATGGAATACAAA